TCATAGACACCCTTAGAATTAATAGGTACACCATGTTTTTGTACAAATGCATCTACGTTTTCATTAATAATTTTTATATTAATTTCATGATCTAATTGTTCCATAGGAGAACGTCTATCTCCTGTAACTGCTTTCCATGCCTCAGAGTCATGAACAATTGAATCAGCATGAGCAGTTCTTGCTCTATCTACACGTACATTTTTTGGTACATCTTGAGGATTATCTACATGAGGTAAATCCAAAACATATGTATATGCACCCCTATCATCTTTAGGATCATCTCTTGGTATCTGTATACCAATCTGACCATTACCTAAATCAACAGGTACTGCACCATTAGATGTAAGAGGATTACCAAACCAAGAGGTCAACTTAATACCACTTTGTTTTTCAATCTCATCTAAATGGTGTTGGTTGTTACCTACTTCTTTTAAAAACTCATTTAATCCACCTTTGGTATAACCAGCTTCTCTTACTTGGTTATCAGCCTCACCTAAGTTAAAGAAGAATTCTTTACCATTTCCTGTAGATAAATAAGCACCTTCACTACTCACTTTAGCTATCGCATTAGTGAAAGCGATATCTTGTTGTGACTGATTAGGATTTGTATATTGAGAAAGGAGATTAGAATATTCAGTTTCTACAGCATCAAGAATTGCCCTATTCGTATCTCTCTTAGCACGACCAAATATTCCAAATAAAGCCCCTTCATCTGATCCATTCTGAACAGAAGAAAGAGCATCTCTTCGTTGTCTATGTCCAAGAGTATGAGTATTTTCTCCATTATTAGTTAAGGAACCAGTAGTGTTTGTGGGTGCTTGTTTCCCCGGTACTCCTTGTCCTTGTGCCCCTAAACCTTGTGCCTGGTTGAGTTTCATTTGAGTAGCTAATGTAGCTGTAGTTACATTAGGATCTTTTAATTGTGTGTTGGCAAATTCCAATAAACCAAAATTATCTCCCAGTTCTTGATAGAACATAGCTGCTACAGCAGGATTCTGATTCATCATTGTCTGATAAGCATGTAGATCAGACTTAAGTTTTGCTTGTTGACCAGCATCCATATTCTCTAAATCATGATTAAGAGAATTTATAGTGGAATGCATAGCATTAGCTATTTCAGGAAGGAGTATCTTATTCTGCTCCATCATCTTAGCTGTGTAGTCAGCATCATCTATATAATTTTGTTGCCGTTCTTGAGGTGTTAAAGGTCGGCGTTCATAGGTAGGATCATTAGCTTTTTGCCGAGCATGAAATTCATTTTCTTGTTTTTCAGCAAGATGAGTCTGTAATCCCATTAACCTTTCATGGGGCTGCAGTTGTTCATAACCAGTAATATTTCCCCACTGATCTCTTACTGCAAAAGGAGTTTCTGTTCCTTCAGAAGCATCATCCTTTGCATGAAGTGCTCGTTCTTGTCTGTGTCTTCTTGATTCAGCATGACCCCAAGCTGCCTGCCTAACTTGATCCCTAACTGCATTTCTTCCACCTGGAGGAATTGCTTCAGGATAATCTGCAATTAAAGAATCAAATGCTTCTAGGGCACGAGTCTCATTCCCTTGAGCTATATATCCTGTGGGGCCATAAATCGCATTAGAACGATTACCAAATTCCTCACCATTCTTAATGTCATGAACTCTTAAAGCACTTTCTACTCGTTGTTGATCTTCAAATGAAAGTTCATCAAGGAATCCTTCATCCTTAATAAACTGAGCAAATTCATTTCTTCCTTGTGTCAGTTCATCAGCAAATATCTGTGCCATAGCACTAGAAAATGCCAGATCAGACATACCTGACTTTTCTTTTAAGTCACGTAATTCCTGAAGACGAGCCTGACTATCTTCTTCAGATCGTTGAACATTAGGTGAACTTCGATCTGCGTTATATGTTTCAGCTATAGTGGTAGCTTGTTCAAGAACACTCTTTCTATTTTCAGCCTGTAAATATTCTTGATGCTTCCATTCCCTATCTCTCTCTAGGTTCTGGAAATCCCTACCCATAGATGAGGTGATAAGATCTTTCATCCCCTCACTATTATATTTACCAATCTCTTCTTCTAATTGTTCATCTTTCCATTCTTTCCATTTCTCATCATCCCAACTATCAGCTCCACCAGTTTCAAGTAACTCCTGTGCTTTGAGATAAATCCTTCTTGAGTTATCTTCCGCTATTCTTTCTTGGGCACCTCTTAGTGAGGCATCAGCACCAAAGATCCTGTTATGCCAAACATCAGATGCACTATCTGCTGCTTTCTTTCCTTCTTCAGTACCGGCAGCTTCATATGCTTCTAGTTCTTTTTTTCTATTAGCTTCAGCAATAGCAGGTTGAGCAACAGTTCCAGCCACATCAACTAATGCGGCCAAAGCCTCATGGTCTTGACCTAAGTGTCGTGTTTGTAATGCCCCTACTTGAGCAGTGCTTCTTGTTTGTTCTTTACTTGTAGGTTCAACAAGACCTTCATTAGTATTTTGTACTAATTCTCTATGTGACTGACCGAATGACATTACCTACCTCCTAGAAATCCCTGAAGACCTGCACCAAATACCTGAAGTAATTGCCCTCTAGTATCTAGGGGTTCTAAATTGCTTCGTTGAGCATCAGCAGATAATTCTATATCTCTACTAGCCTGATCTATTCCAGCTAAAAAATTACTGGTCTGTGTCTCTATTGTTCCTGCTGCTCTACCTGCGGATGATTCAATTTCTATTTCAGTTAATTCTACTGATTGCCCAGAAGTTCCTGATGCAGCCGCAGATACTTTAGCATTAGCTAAATCTGCTGCTTCATTCATTTCTACTTGTAGTTGTCGTTGTTGAGATGTTTGGGTAATAGTTGCAACATCAGATATCAGTGCTTCTTGAGCCATACCTGCATTAGTATCAATGGCAACCATATCAATAACATATTGTTCCATTTGTCTTTGAGCTTCAGAATTCTTTTGCATGTTGCCTACAATGGCACCAGCGGCACTAACTGCAGCAGCAGCCATAGCTACCCAAGAATGAGCATACTCAGTAACTTCAGGAATTACATATAGGGGTAAGTCCATTAGAATCTCCTTCCTACTTTAATATATGTTCCTCTCCATTCAAGCTGGAGTATTTCTGAATTGAAGGGATCCTCTGTCCATATCTCTATGTCTGCTTCATCATGTCTTTGTTTAAATGAAATTCGATGATAAGCATCCCTTTCAGGATTATCGTTAGTAAATGTTTGAGTAGGCCATCCAGAAGGTGCATTAAGAATATCCACATTAAAAATATCCCCATACGCCCAAAAGCCATAATCAGTGATACGAAATTTACTAGCTGTTTGTGGAGTTCCTGAATCATCCCGTATCCATCTCCTTGATGGCATAAATGCAGATCTAAATGGATAACCAAATGCAGCACCACCACCACCTAGATTAATAGGTAGGTTTATATTTCCACCACCTACTGACCACCCTGTTATCTCTGCACCGGGATTAGGTGCATCTGTTCCTTGATAAACCTTAAGATTAGGTTCATCCATTGGGTACCCAGAAGGGATAGATATAGATGTGTTAATACCTGTAGCTGTATGTAATAAATCTAAGAATGTCACTCTATCCATGAAAGGAGTGACTGCCTGATTCATCCTCATTTCTATTTGATGAGGTGTATCTGAATCATCATTAATAATTAGTTGCAGTTTATTTTCTTTAAAGTTAATACTTAAAATTGTTACATCTTCAGGAAAAATCCACTTAGACCATGCTTGTTGTGGATCTTGTTTATGGTCTCGATACTCATAAATATAAAGAGTATTTTGCTCCAGTTCACTCAAACAAATAATTATATTCAGTGTTGAGGAAGCTGTGATCTGAGTAATGTTCCCCGGTATCAGTTTCTGAACATGATTAGTAATACCTACTGCTATATCTTGGTTATCTGAAGCAGCATCAACTGAGAATCTACTCATGCCTGAAAATAGGGAGGAGTAAGCTACAGAGAAAAATACATCACTTGCATTACTGATAGGTTTAGATGAATCAGTATTGTCATAACTAGTGGTTTGAGGAAGAGCTGCATTTTGTGATGTGATTCCTATAGAACCAATCAATTTATACTGAGCATTCTTACTAAATAACAAAGCATCGTTATTGTGAGAAACAATATGATTGAGAGACAAAGAGTCAGTAGCTGTACTTTTAATGCCAATAGGATCTATAGCTAGTTGTTGAGTAGCAGTATCTCGAAACCACGCATGGGCCTTATCTGTCTGAGACATAGATACTGTCTCACCAGATAACATAACTAGTCTGTCTTGAAATCGACCTATGTCATTAATGGTATTGTTTAAGAATTCAGGGAAAGGATTTGTATCATCGTTTCCTGCTTGTCTTGCTCTGGGACTATGGATATTTTTTAGTCCTAGCTCTATTTGAGGGCCAGTAACAAATGATCCATCTGCATTAATACCTAATACATGAGGTAAGGTAGAGGTATTCCAGTAATTTAATAATGCAGGATCAGCACATTCATTCCATACTACCTCTGGTAAAGCACCAAAGAATCCTTCTATCTTTTCAAAATACACATCATATGTTTGCCCAACTACCAAATCTTTAGGATCGAAGGGAGTGATACCTGCCCAAGTAACATCATTTTCCAATTGTTGAAGCTGTGTCTCAACAACCATCTCACCTGTTGTTTGATTAACAATAGTTACAAATTCTATGTTCTCAGGAAGACCCGGAGCTTCATCAAGAACTAATACTATTATTGCTTCATCACTACCTACTTCTGCATAGCTATGTAGATGGTTAATTAATACTGCTTGTATGGTATTAGGTACTAAATTACCAAAAGGAGGAAGTAAGCCTGGATTTTCAGGATCAGCTATTCGTTGAAAGCCTTTAAAATGAAGAGTCTGTATAAATATATTCTCACCAACTGTAAGTACAGCATCTTCAACTAATGATTCAGCTACCTTTTTAGCTGCATAAGTCTCTTCACCATCTGTCTCAACATATGCCGTAGCTCTCATCCAGAACTGACCTCTATCTGAGGTTTTATCTGGTCTCACCTTAACTACAGAATCATGTGCTGCATATTTAGGTAGGTTATTTATATCCTGAGTTTCATCATTTAAGGTTGCTGCTACTGCATCATTAGCACCATCAGTAGCTGTGATATCTGCATATTCTCCATCAGCTCTCTTAATAAGAACTGTTGATCCTTGAACATGAACTTCATCACTAGCAAAGATAATGGCAGCAATTAATACCCCTATCTCTGTAGCAGTTGTATTAGTACCTGTGTCATCAGTAATGAAATCAGGTACTTCATGCTCAACAGCTAATTGAACATTATCACTACCTGTCCAGATAACTTTTATTTTAGAGAAGGAAGCAGGTGCTTGTTTAATAACAAGCATAGATTCTTTAGTCCATAGTTCTTCTATACTAGAGTTAAGTATTACCTCATTCTTATTCCCTAGATAAATAGTTTCTTCAATATTAGTAAAAGCTAATGAATCATTTCCTGTCAGAGTATTAAGATAACTAGATCCTAAGAAGGGAACTACATCATGTTCAATACCAAACTCATCAAATACCCTAATGAGATGAGTACCACCTGATCCCTGACCCGGTAATATAAATACCCATATCAACAAGTCATTAAGAATAGTTGAGAAGATAACATCTATTTCAGGATCAAAAGAACTTCCAAGTGTTTCAGTAATAAAGTGAGAAGCTGGTCGCTTAACTAATCCCTCCATAGGATCACATCGCCAGTTATCTACCTTCTTAGCGAATATACCAGGATGTCTTTTATCATCTAGGGTACTGATACCTGCGGTAACAGTTTTTACAGATCCATCAACACGCACTAGAAACCACCCCCAGGAAATGTAGGATTCCTTAAGTTATATCTTTTGTATGGTCGAACTCGATACATGAGTCTTTGAAATGCGGGAGTAGTAAATACACTCCTCTGCCGTACTTGTAGATCCTCTTGTTTCAATAAGACATAACTTTCTTGTGCATCACCTTGAACCAATTGTGCCTTATTAGAATCTTCAAGTTCATGGATAATCATATTTACTGCTGCTCGATACATAATTGCATCTTGAGCAGAGGGAGGTAAGGCATCCCATTCAAGAAGAAGAATAATATCTAGACAAAGATTTATATCCCATTCATAACTATCTTCGTATGGATTATAAGCTTTGCCTTCTCTCTCAATAACAAATTGAGGCCACTGCCCAATAACCTTCAAAGTATTATCAGGTAATACAACTTCATCACTACCATCAGGTTCATAAACCTGACGAATTAATCTATTAAACCACCAACCTTTTTTCTGTACCCAGATAGATGCTTCATTAAGTCTAAGTTGTGCAGAGACAATATCAGGAAGATCTACATTGAGATTGGCAACAGGGGCAGCACCAACATGAGATAGCAGGAAGTTAACTGCTTCTAATTCTGAATAGGACATAAGTTACTCCTGAAATATAGAGTAATTATGAGTCTTTTTAGAAGGATTGGATAGCAACCGGGGATCTCCCAGTCCGATTCAACAACTGCGGATTTTGTTATTGAACTTAACTATCCATAAGATGGTGTCGGTCTTTCCCGACTGTCACTGATATTTTTGTCTCTCAGGAAGACACTCCAAGTCAGATTAAGCCTCAGATAGTGGGTAGTCTTTCCTACCAGTCAGGTACGGGCTGCAGTACCATGCCGATCCTATTTATACTCAGTATCAGTGAGTCATCCCAGCGAGGATTAGGCTTTATTAATTACACCAGCATGTTCCGCACGGTTAGGTGTGGCTGCAAATGCCAGATATGAATCAATGAACCATTGAAGTTCAATATCGCTGTAGTAGACCTTACTTGTCAGAGGAATAGTTTCACCAGACAAGAGAGCTTTAGGCATAATCAACAGTGCAACAACATTAGCCTCTGCAGCACTCACATCGTAGGCTGCGTTGTTTCCTGGGTTGGAGAGGAAATGGTCTGTGACTGTTTCTTGAGGTAGTCGGTTTGTTTTAACAACAGGGATGCCGCAGGAACGCATGACTGTTCCGTTTGCGTAATCTCCATTGCCAAGGGAGTAGTCTGAGTTGAGCAACTTATCATTGCGAAGCAAAGTGTAAAACTGCTCAGGATTAACAAAGAGCGCAGCTCCTTCCAAATCAACATCATTCTCCTCGATGGACTGACACAAGTCCTCAATTGCTCGCTGCAATTTATCAGGATCTTGTTCATCACCTGCTGCATCCAGATCAATTTGAGTACCACCATACCAACCTTCAGGCAGACGAGTAGTACCACCAGTACCATCACCAGCTATGATATTGGCTGCTTTAACTCCTTGAATACAAATTGCTTCATCAAAGAATCGACCAATAATCTTACCGTGATCCTTACCGAGTTCAGCCCGTACATCATAGTGAGCTTGGAAATCATCCAGCAGATGGACATTATTCCTAGCCAAGATAATGGTATCTACTTTCACAGATACATTATCAAAATCTACCTGACCGGGTTCTGGTCGAACTCCAGGTGTAACAGCTTGCAAAGAAGTAGTACCAATCCTGTCGTTAGTAATAGTGTCAGTACCACGGACAGGCTTAACATTAATATACTTCCTCATGATCGATGTTTTGATCATTTGAGATTCTACTTCACCACCATACTCTTCAATGTGCAGTGGGTTAACAGTACCAGTATCAATTTGAAATTGATGACCGGGACGAGTTAGTTCGCCTGTGAAAAACGGGCCATTGATTACATCAGCCATTGGTTAGTACCCCTTCATGAGTGAAAATTGTCGTCTCTGTCGGAGAGCCTGAACTTCTTGAGAAGACTCACCATATTTCGCAACCGCTGGGCCGATTTGTTCCTGATATTCTTTCTTACTCATGATGGCATTAGTACTTTGTGTTACTTCATCTCCCTGCATCAGTGCAGGTCTCTCTATATATTTTCCTGATGCTTTGTACTTACTAAATAAAGAATCTATAACTAACTCAGCCTTAATACCACCAGCACTGAGCATTTCATTCATTGCTTTGCGATCATCAGAAGATAGATTTACTGATTCAGACTTAGCAAACTGCTGTAACCCTGACCATGTTTCTTCAGGATTAGTTCCACCAAATTTACCAAATGCATAATCTTTAAGTCGCTTACCTTCTGCTGCCCCTGCTTCTCTTACTGCAGCAACAGATGTTTCAAGTTGGTTAATAACTAACTTGGCTACATCATTACCTAGTTCCTCGACTAGTTTCGCTTTGCTAGTTAGAGATAGTTCTTGAGTACCAACTACTTCCTCAATGATTCTATCAGCACCTTCAAACTTAGAGTTATAAAGTAAGTTGGTAATCTGATCTATGTGCTCATTACCACTAGGCTTAAAGTTAGCGGTATCTAGTGATGCTGGAGTTGTAGGTGTATCAGGTTGTGTCTCAGGTTGAGTATTAGCTGGAGCATTATCCTGATTAGTTAAACCGTGATTCTCACCTGCAGCAACAGATTGTTGATTAGCTTTACTTGCAGAACTTGCAGCATTAACTGGGCTTTGACTTGGCCCTGCTGGAACTCCAGGTGTAGCAACTTGAGATCCGGGAGCTGGAGTTGCTGCTTGTACCACTGCTGGGGGAGTATCACTCATTTATTAATCTCTTGTGCAATATTTCTAAGTACTGCGACATTACAGTATGTTGTAATTGTAATAGTTTTCTATGTTTAGGTGTTAATGTTGCAAACATAGGGTCATGCCATATAAATATTTCTAATGAATCTAAACTGCTTTTTAATTTTTCAGCTTCCAGTGTTATGTTTTTGTGCCAATCATTCATATACCTTCAACCCCTAACTGACCACCTAATCCTTCACCTGCTGCTTCATTAAATGCAGTCTCAGCAATTTGTTCTTGTTTTTCTTCCTGTTCTGCTTCTACTTCTTCAGATGATTTAACGAACTTGGTATATTCCAGACCCCTATTACTGGCTAGTACCTTAGCCATATCGTCATACTTAATAAAAGGAATCATTGGTTCAGGTATATTAGCCATCATAGCTAGATCATTAATGAACATAATAATTTGTTCATGTTCACTATTTCTGGATAGTGATTCTACACCAGTAAGAATGATGGGGTTCAATGCAGACAATGCCGGATTCACTGACTCTAATAATTTCTTTGCTATTGGCTGTTGCATCTCTTCGCCAAGGCGAGAATAAACCCCTCCTAGAGATCCCTCTAGTTCATTTACATTCATTCTTATTTCTTCTGCTGTTACTCTCTCTGCATCTCGGGTTACTTGTGTATTTAACAGGAATGCAGAACTAATCCTACGCTCATATGTTTCCAGCATAGTAGTAGTGAACTGAAGTTCATTCAGTTTCTCTAGCTGGAGGTATGCAATATCAGTAGGAAGACCATGTACATAAGTACCAGCAGGAGACTCATTGAGAGCTTCAACATCTGTCTGTCCCATTGGATTAACAAGAATCTTAATATCACTGGCAATAGCAGCCAGATTTAGATTGGATTCAGAGAGAGATGAGATGACATGGAAGTCACCTGAATATTCTTCTACTAATCCATTCCCATAATCCTGTCCCCGTATCAGATTCCAAGTGAGTGCAGTCCACGGGAGTTTATCTTCAGGATAATTACCAGTAGTGGTAATAAGTTCAGCTTCTAATTCTTGTTTAACAAAGAAAGAATCAATTCCATTCCTAGTGATGCCAGTATAAAGATCTACTTTCTGGTCATCCTTAAATCCTTTACCCATCATCTCTGTTCTAAATTCAGCAGGTAGAGTTTCCATACTCTTCCTGTCTCTAGTGATGATTTGAAGAATGGCTCCACTCATATCCCGTTTAACAACATAATCTCTCATGTTGTATACCTGGGCAGGAGCATCAAATTCTTCTGGATAAAAAATCAGAGTATTACCCAAGGCAATAAGATTCTTCATAGCCAAGATGACTGCAGTGCGTAACTTAATCTGTTCTGCATTACGCATTGCTTGTTGTTCAGCTCGGCTAGTAAAGATATCTATATCACCGGCAGTAAAACCTTCTTGTTCCTGCAACATAACATCCTGTTCAGGAGTTAGTTCAATCTTAAAGAAGGGTCTTGAAGGAGGGAAAAGAGTAACAGCGATTTTATTACTGAGATGATTAAGAGCCTGTGCTCCTAAAGAATTATAATCATTCTGCATCTCAGTAGTGGAGTAATACTCTTCATGTGGAAATAGGAAGGGCAGTGTCCACCCTGCATAATCTTCCCATCGGTGTTCCAAGTAGGATCGTTCCCCTATCAGGAAATCAAATTGCTGCTTGAGGTCAGTCTCAACAGAGGACAATCCAATACTCATATCACTAGCCCAGTAGAACCAAAACCAAAGAGATCATCTTCATCATCATCAAAGCCAAGTGAGATACTTGCTGACTCTGCTATACCCTGACCTTCAGTAGTCTGAAATATAGCTCGTTCCATTTCATCTCTACGTAGCTGTTGCTGCCGTGCTTCTTCTGCTTTTGCTGCTTTTTTAGCAGCATCTTTTTGTTTCTTCTTTTTCCTACCACCACCAAATATTCCAAAGGGATCTACTAAAGCCATTAGCCTAATCTCCTACCTACCACTTTCGTTTCAATGAACTTAAGCAGGTCTTGCTTACCTTGCTGATAAGCAATATCTGCCAGAGTCATATTAGGTTTCCATTCTACTTGTTGTAGTTTACTACGAATGAACTCAATATCATTTTTAACTAATCCACGAGGGTCTAGTTTAATAACTTCCTTCTCTACATACCTAATATCAGGGATGTCATCCGAAGAAGTAGGGGTTGGTAAGGACTTCGGTGCTGTCATATGTTCCATATTCCGGTAGCTGGGGTAGGGGTGTTACTTCTTCCCATTGTCTTTTAATACCTTCAAGAACATCTGGGATATATAACTCACAAAAACATTCGTTAATGATCTCTCTAAATCTGTGTGTATCTGCTGCATAGGTACCAGCACAATCATGAATAGAGGTAAGGGTACTTATACCCTCCCTATCTCCCTTATTTATTAGCATCACTAGGTGACTACTTTCTAAACTCTGTATCAGATTTGGTGTGAGACTAACTCTAGATTTTTCTTTCAGTACACCATGAGCCTTATCTCTATAGAAAATAGTCTTGTTACCAAACAACTCAGTCTTAATAGAGTCAGTAGTGAATAGTGTGTAGTGCTGATATACAGGGAAACCAGCAGGACTGACCCAACTTACTACTGAATCATGTTGAGCCAACAGATCACTGCTTGCTCGTAACCAAGCCTTCAGTTCTTTAGCTGATTGAACATACTCATCAGTAATATCTAAGATCATCTGTGCTAAATATCTTATGTAATCCCAGTTCTTTAAGTAGTTTTGATCTAATCCATATCTATGTGCATTAGCATTTATGTATTCATGTATCGCTAGGCTGGCCCCCCTTAAAGTAAGACCATATGGAACTGGCATAACAACAGGTTTAACTGTGTATCTATCTATTCCACCACAGAGTAAGACTTTTCCCAACGGGTTGTCAGTATCTGCGGTAAGCCTATTAATGAGTTCATTTGATACATCAGAGTAGATATCTTGCGGTAGTTTTGAATGAGTAAGATTAACTCTGGCACCTCCTTGTTGGTCATGTAACAAGGCTGACATGTGTTGGAAACCATTGCAGCTACCGTCGAGGGTAACTGGCAAATGGGATATAAATGATTCGGAGAATTGCATTCGGGATAACTCATCCCACTCTCTACAAAATGCAAAGAATCTGAAGGGGTCTTTAGCTTCCTTAAGCAGTGCTCTTCCTGCATTGCTGTGTGGTTCCCGGCTAGATTGTTGTATCCCTTCCAGGTTATCCATGACCCATTTATATCTATCAGAGTAAGAGACCGAGTTGTATCCATAACAATTAGCTCCATGAACAGCTAACCATTTAATACCGGACTTACCTAATGGTTTGCCATGTGAGAATTTAAGTAATGCTCTCACATAATCTGTACCTTGTGGATTAATATAACTACTACAAGCGTATAACCTGCCTCTAAAGTCACAGTTATATACAAACCAAAAAGGAATATCTTGTAATATATTAGCAAGAGTAAGTACATTCTGTAGTAATAATACTTTGCTAACATTAGATCTATTCCATTTAATTATTTCACTAGCTTCCTTACCCCAAGCTACTCTTGCTTCTGCTTGATCCTCAGGTGGTCTAGGAGAAACTTCTTTCTTTGTTAATGAGGGAAGAACATCTGGGAACTCACCTAATTCCATACATGATTTAATAAATACTAGAACAGACTCATTGATCCTCCATTCTGTAGCTTGGAGTATATTAGTAGCACGAATATGGGCAGCAGGGTTATGCCTATTAGTAAAATCTCTCTGCTGTTTTGTCTTGGTACGTATGAAAGGTACAGTCCTAGATATATCAATATCATGGAACCCACCAGTAATTGATCCTGATTCATCTCGTTTCCATGCAATTGGTTTTTCAATACAGGGTTGAGTTGAAGTCATTCTATTTAATAGGTAGCTAGTATGCTCACTAATAAACTCAACTAATTCTGATGTAGCTTCAAGATAAAAGGATTTTCTTGTACCTGTCTTAATAGTTTTAATCTGTATGTAGTCATCCATCACTCTTGTGACAGATTTAATAACTCTCAAACCAATCTGTACTCGAATTCGGTTACCCCAAGGTTCCCAAGTCTTACCTAGATTCTGCCATTCTTTTTGTACAGCACGTATTAGTTCATCTTTCTTACCTTTTTTATTACTGTGCTCCAGTATGTGTCCCTTCACATGAGTGAAGTCCTTATTCTCTCTATTAAATATATTAAGAATTTGTTCTTCTTCTAATCGTTTACCTATTGTTTCAGCTATATGGTTTACCTGATTCTTATTCTTTTTAGTTTGAAATATACAATCCAATATAGTCATCAACCCTATGTAAGCAGCTCGATCATAATCTTTAAACAACTTACCGTGTACATCAGTTACTTCTACTGCATCTTTAAATATAGCGGCATACTTGCCACCAAGTCCTCTGGTTTTTCTATATGAAAGATCCTCCAGTTCATCACTGATGTACCGGAGGTTCTGATTAATTATAGACTGACCGACAGCAGTTTCAGATGCATACCCTCTATCAAAAGATCCGTGGATCCTTGATGAAGTTTTATCTCTCTTCTTCTGTCGGTACAGAAGTTCCCATTCAACTTCAGTCATTAAGGATCAACACAATTGGGACATCCTACTGGTGCTGCATCAGCCTCAAACATTAGTTCAATCTTCTTCTTAGTAATCTTGTCTGTATCTTTAGGATGAATATTTCTAGAGAACACACGATTCCAATACAGAATGTTATCTAGATCTTTTTTAGTAAGAGCTAAGATTTCTCCTTGTGTTGGTAGTCTAGGCTTCATTTGTTTGAGCCTCTAGGAATTCAAAGAAATCGACAAGATGACTGTGAATATCCCAGTCCTTATTAAACAATTCATTATATTGCTGGGTACCTTCCATGAGTGCAGCAAGATGTTTTTCTAGTGAATCTTTTCTTGCCCACTCTCCATAACCTTTAAGGAAATAGAACCAAGATTCTCTATTCTTAGCCAGGTCAGCAAGCTTTACTTCGTCTGTTTTCTTTTGAGTCGTGCTCTCTTGTTCTTTAATAATCGTTTCTCCTCGCTAGTTTTAAAACTGGGATGATCCATCCCATGAACATCTACATTATGTCTGATGTAATAGTCAGCCATCCTCTCTAATAAATAAGCTATATCTAAATGGCTGTTCACATCTACCGATGTATGCCACCTCTCAATACAATTAATTATCTTACCTTCGAGAGAATTACAGCCACTACATAACACATCCCTTATCTGACCATGCTTATGGGAATGATCAAGACAAGGAGTGTGTTTAGCTACAGCCTTTTTCTTTTTGTGATTGTAGTAAGCCTCACTAAAATCACAGCCACAAACAGCACACTGATTATCCTGTTGTTCCTGGAATACTTTTCGTAGTCCTGCTATTTCACTGTGTTTTACTTTCATTTCTTTACCAGTTCCTTGAATCCAAGTTCCTTAGCTATACGATTACACTCGTGATAATCATAAACATCACATCTAACACCAAGATACCTACGCCATGCAGCTCTCTTTTGTTTCTTAGTACCAGTGAGAGTGACAACATCTACTGTCTGAGACATTTCTTCATTAGCCTCATTGAGTGGTACGTAATATCTAGTCATCGTCTCTTACCATATTTACGATCCTTTTCTTTTTCTACTTGTGCTCTTCTCTCTCTATCTCTTTCATCTTTAGCATACATATCCCTTACATCAGATCTGGTAGGGGTATCTCTATCATCTTGTGGATCATAATGAGTAGGCATCATCTGTTCCTCATGAACTGTGCAAAGTCAGCATGTGCTTTCTCTCGTGTTGTATTTATTTCTTCTAGCTCCTGTATACGCATCTCTTGTTTAAGTACGAATGCGAATAGAGTTTCTAGATCATCTTTATATTGATTCATAACAATATCTAAATTTTTCATCTTACCCATGCCTTAGTTCCTCAAACCATTCTTCAACATCTTCATTAACTGTTCTTCTCATCCACAAGAGTCGTGCCTGTTCTAACATCATTTCATAGGGAGTACATTCCATACGGACATGCTCCCAGTTAAAGAAGATTGCTTTAGGTCGATACCAACTCTTATATGCATTCAATACATATTGGTAAGCACTCTTATCAGTCTTACAGGTCTGCAGATACCGAGTAGCTAATACTCCACCAATCTTTTTAGCATCTTGTTCCTGAAACATACGTTCATATTTAGTCTGAGCTGCTCGTTTCTGTGCTGCAGTTAGTACTTTGCCATTAGGCATCCTTCCAGTAGCAACACGCTTCTGGATATCTGCCATTGCTTTGTTGGGACAGTACTCAAGGACTAAAGATTTAGATAAGAAGGGTAAGCCAGGTATATTATCTGCTGAATCACCCATCAATAGTTGGTGCCAGAACCAACTGGTTCCCTTACCCACTACCTTTTTCTTACCATTACTATCTAAAACAGTACCTGTTTCTCCATAACCTAAAGGGAACTCCTCTATTTCAAATGTATCTTTGTTTAAGTGTTTACCCGGTACCATCCACAGATCTTTATCAGGACTGAACAACACATCATCCTGTCCAAACTGTATTGATCTATACATAGCCTGACACATGGAGTCATCAGCTTCTTGTTCATACTGAGGGTCAGAACGTACATTTATATTACTGAACTCAGCCATCCACATTCTGAGATCTAATACTCTCTGGGATTTATCTTCATTTGTTTTACTTCTATTCCCCTGATACTTTTTAACCTGAGCTATTTGTTCCCTACCTCCCTTTCTTCCCATAGTGAGGTGAAGAACAATAAACTCTGCTCCAGCAAGTACTCGCCATGCAGTAATCAGTTCCTTTAAATTACTGACATTCTCTGCATAGGTTTCCTCTAAATTACATGCCTTGTAGCTAAAGATATCTGCATCAGCATGAAGGACTCTTCCTGGCACCATCTTTGGTGCAGTACTAACGATAGGGGTATTCAATCCTTCATAAGCTAACTTCATGATGTCGTTTTCGTTCATGATCACCACCTACCCTTCTCATTACGCACATCAATATGAGTAAAGGTTTCATAGATACCTATGCCATATCTATCAGGATATTCACCAAGTAAATAACCCTGCACTTCAGCAGGAGTATAATTACGTGCTCTAATATCTGCAGCTTTACCTAATAGATGCTGACTATCAGGTGCTCCTCCAACAGCATCACTAGCATTATGAGCAGGACACCTATGACCTGAATCAATAATGATTGGCCCCATCTTTACTCGAAGATGAACAAGTACAATTAATAATTCTGCATCAACTGTATCGCAATCACACTTGCCACAAGAACAAGCAAACTCATACCTTTTAAAATATTGATGCATAATTAATCCTTCTTTTTAATTTTATTACATAGATCTTTATATAAGACTTGGACACCTTCCTTAAAGGTATACATTCTTGTATCTCTATCTTCAATCTTATCAATAGCTATACATAGAAGTACAAAGATAGTCATTACAGTAAGGCAGATAATTAAAAGAGTCATAATTTATTTAATTTCCTATTTAAAAGGACATCCTTGTCCTGTTATTGGTAATAAGTTTAATCTAGAGATGGATCACAAGAGATAATATCAATAGACATATCATTTAAAGCACCTCCTTCTACAAACAATTGCTCTGCCTTACTACCATGCAGAGCAATATTCTCATCACTCAGGATAAGATTCTGGATCCAGTTCTTACTGGTTCCATCTTCTTTTTCCCCTTCAATGAATAAGCTTTCCCACATCTTGTGATAACCAGCATCAGGCATACCGGGAGCTTCCCACATGAATAGACGGGGCTTCACATTCATTTCTGGTACTGGGATGTCCTCATATTCTCCTGTTGGCATTCCGAGATTAGTAATGGGAGACCGAGGAGCACCGATACTATACACACCATCTTTATCGAGGTTCGCATAAGTCTTTTCCTTATAAACATTGTGATAAACCGTACCCAAGAATGCCTGACCTAAGAATCTACTCAGTGCTGGGATAGTATCTTTTTGATAATGAACTGATCCGTCATAGTTCAGTTTATTAAATAGAGCCATGTACTTACTCTTGGCATGTCCAGACTTGTTAACTCTGACCATGACCTTGTGATAGCCCTTAAACTCACCAGACTTATTGAGAATCTTGTGATCTGGATGAACTAATTCAAATTCAATTAGTACCTTTTTATTTTCTTTAGCCTTACCTTTCCATTCACCTGCATAGGTACCCAGTTCAATTACACTACACAGCCTTAATAGAGCCACACCTTCTCTAGGGGGCTTAAAATCACCACCACCAGCAGCAGTATCGACTACATCTTGCGTTTCGTTGGCAATATCCATCAAACTCATATTCTGTATCCTTTATAAAATTTTTTAGTCAAAAAAATGTCATGGAATCTAATTAAGGTTCTATATAGTGCTCCATGTCGTACCAATTGTTACCAATCTCTACACTCACTGGGAATGGGACATTTATTCCCATATCAAAATAATAATTAAATACGTTAGGCACCTTCTCCATTATATGACGAGTTATCTTTACCACTCTGTCTAATTCATCAATATGACTGTCGATTAAGACACAATCATGTACGGTATTTACTAAATAGGCTTTATTTAAGAAATTATTCTGTTTATTGAATTCCCTCCATATTTTACCAATTATAGTTTGTACTATCTCTCCACCTAGACCCTGTACTGGCCAGTTTTTTCTTTCAGTTGGAGAGAAACCTAAAGGCTTACCCTGCTCTTTCATGAAGTCAGGGGTCTCCTTTTCAGTCCATATATACCTAGTTCCTGTAGGAGAGAACCACTGACCTTGTTTAGGCCAGTAGGTAATACCATTTATTGTTTTTGGATTACCAAGTGACTCTCTGGATTTATGGATTGCTTCTTCAACTGAGGCATCAAAGGCTGAGATTCCTGGGTACATTGCTTCTTCAGCAATAATAAGTTGTTTAACTTGTTCCCTAGACATTCCTGTTGAGTCTGCAATAGCAGATACTCCAGCTCCATATGCGCGTTGAAAAGTGAATCCTTTAATTTGTGTTCTTTGTGCTGAAACGACAGGATCACCAGAAAGATGAAGATGTTTAAGATCCCTATAATCATCACCAGTCGCAGCGGATAGACGTTTAACATGAAAATCTATTCCTTCTCTAATGTCACTGCAGAGTTGTTTATCTTGACTGAGAACTCCTTGAACAATAACTTCCAATTGTGAGTAGTCGATCTCAATAATTCGTCCATGTCTTCCAAATCTGCTAATGAACATCCGCTTAACGAGGGATTTATCTCCTCTTGGAATATTTTGCATATTCGGGTCTGATGAACTAAGTCTGCTTGTAACTGTAGAAGTGTGGTTAAGCTTGTGATGTATTCTTCCATCAACGTCAACAAGAGTGAGCATTCCTTTTCTATTACCATTCTTATCTTCGCTCCAATAGTAGGTAGTTAAATCCTTAGATATCTTCTGTGTTTTAGCTAAATCAATAAGGAAGGGGATCCGTCTATTCCCCAATTCCTCAATAACTTCAGAGCTTGTTCTATAAATAGGATTACCTGCTCCATCATTAAGAGCAGTTTCCCATTCCTCTTTAGCCTGAGTTTTACCCTCAATGAAATGTAAAACATCTTGAATAGCACCTTTAGGTTTAGTCAGATCAGGCACTGTTTTATTCTTATATTTAATCTCCCCCATCCTCTTACCTGATTGGTATCGGTAGGGGATACTATGACCATCCACTGCTGATTCAACCATAACTACTTCTTTCTCTACCTTCTTTGCATAGAGCTGATTACCGTTACTATCTAAATACGGTTTCCATTCTTTATATTTGGCAACTCCTCCAAACAGGAGATATGAACGGTGATAGTTGGATTTCCAATTGAAGGTAAATCCTTCAGGGAATCCAGGTAATTCATCATTAAGTCGATCAATAAGGTTGTCATATTGAGACTGCAACTGAATTCTATCTCGCTCTCCAATCTGTTCATCTATCTTTAATCCTCTATATTCCATCTCTGTAGTGGCAAGTAATCCATCCATTCTATTCCATACCATTTGTAGGAAATTAGGATGGATATTCTGTGCGTGTTGATACTGCTCACTAAATATTTGATAGGTGTTATCTACATCCCCTTTTAAATATTTTATTAAAAGATCCTCTGGGATCTGAGGGGTATCAATCCCTTGTTCCCATAGAGCTTTAACCTCATCTATCTTTAAGGATCCTCCGTATTCCTCTGTAATTGAGTCCATTGAAACCATGTGTGAGGATTGTTGCATTCCTTGCAATAGATAATGAACATACTGGCAATCCCATATCCTTCCACCTCTACGGAAGTAGTCCTGCAACTCACTTTTGCTCCACATGTAGAGCAGGTCAAACTTGATGTTGAAGCCAATTAGTACCTCCGTTTCAGGTGTAATAGGTACATAATGATGAAGAAACCCTTGATGATCTGCAAAATAATTACAGAAGGTATCTTCATCATCATGCTTGTATCCTGATGCCACTACCCAATTTTCAAGACAGAAGGGGGAAGCTTTTCTCTTATTATAAGTTTGTACTGTTGTTTCCAGATCGAGAGTGAGAGTTCTCATTTTTTAATCTCTCTAATTTCATTTGATGAGCATATAAGCCTGTTTTAATGTCCTCTAATTTAATTAATAGCTGTTCCTGATCCCGGATATATGCAGGTTTGTAACAGTTCCTTGTATTGGGGTCAGCTAGATACTCCTCTCTATATGTATTAAGAGTTTCTCTAGCTGCTGTAATGGATTGTTTAACTAACTTAATCGACGCGAAGGATGAGATCTTTTCCATCTTCTTTGTTCCTTATGCAGATAATTTCATACTCATAACAAAAAATGATTTCCTTAGCTGTAGTAATAGTAGCTATGGGGTACAAATCTGGATCACTGGGATAGCTATATATACCTTCTTCATTTACAGATCCCTTAGTACCAAACGGATCTAAGGGGTAACCATAATGCCACTCAATTATTTCTTTTATAGGGGCATTCTCTATAATTGAGTTTTGTGCCCAGGCATAGATAATCTTAGTCCTATAGATCAACATTGCCTGTGTATACACCGCATTAAACTTTTCAAAGGGGTCATAATTAATTGTAACGACTCTCATTATTTCAATTCCTCATGAAGTTCAGACATCATCTTCTCAATCTTTTTTAAACGCTTATTTATCTTAAGCAGCAGATCTAATTGCTCAACTACTGGAAGAAGTTCCTTAAACTCTTCTATTGCAGGTTCTACAACAGGGGGTGCTTTATGTACTTCTTTTTCTT